TCTAGTACTAGTATATTTACTATTTTTAGTATATTTAATAAGAGCATAGAAAGGAGTAACCATGAATAGAAAAGAGTTTACTAATCTATTACAAGATAGAACTACTACCTCATTTGGTATATCTATAGGTACTGGTTTACTATTAGAATCACTATTTGATCCTACTACAGATAGATATGATAGTGAAAGACCTATACCACCTAGAGTAGAACTTACTAAGTATAACTATTATCTTATTAATGGTTATACTCTTATACGTAATATCATTAGTTCTTTACAAGATAGAACTGCTATAGCTAGTACTGAGCCTAAGCTAGTAGCAGAATTAATATCTAATGTACTTAAACAAGAGATCTATATACTAAAAGGTTTATTAGCTACTACTAACCTTAAAGATAACTACTTTAAGTTAATAGTACCAGAATATGATTACCTTATTAAGAACTTTAATAAAGGTAAAGATATTAACATTAAGTATATACAAAATACTATAACTGCTATTAAGCTATTTAAACCTTATTTAGAAGCTATAGACTATACAGAAGTAGTTAAGACTAAAGGTTATAGGTTAGATAAGACTATAACTTATAATAGTCTTATTACTACGCACTTACCTATAGATCTATTACAGAGTAACTATATGACTCTATTAGAGTCACATACAGGTGTACTTAAAGATAACCATCTATGGTATACTAAATATCATGCACTAGGTAGTTTAGATCTTAGTATACTACCTATGAACGATATAGTTTACTATATAATGGGAGATGATCATATGGTTAGAGGTGTAGATACTAAGTATAAGAGAGAGTTGTATAATATAGCTCTAGAGAAGAAATGGAGCTATAGGACTACTAGAGATAAGATACTTATGAATATAAGTAAATCAGAAGGCTTACAACATATACTAAGCCTTAGTGGATTTAAAGCTTATTAAAATTCATTTAGAGAGCTCTAGAAGAGAGATCTAAGTAGTGTTGGTATAATCTATCCTAATAGAGATAGATCGTTGCTTAGAGAGGCTAGTATGCTCTCTATAAGCCTATTTGTAAAATATGTTATATTAAGGAGTTGTGTTATAAAAAGTTTACGTAATATAATAGCTAATTATGTAGATATGAACGAGAATAGCTATGATGAACATGAGTTAACAGCAAAAGATATAGTAACTACTGTAACTGTTACTTTTGTAATATGTGTATTAGCTACTATTATGATGTTTAAAGATACTGTAATATGGTAGAAAGGTATATAGTAATGAAAGAGAATAAGAAGAGAATAACTCTATTAGAGTTATCAGGTTGGTTAGTAGTAGGTGGTTTATTAGCTCTAGTAGGATTAGGTACTAGAGTTACTAAAATCTAAATATAACTATATAGGGAGGTAAATGAAGATGGTTAAGATACTAGATAAAACAGTAGATACACTAGCTATACTATTTGCTATAGTAGGTACACTAGCATTAATGGTAGTAGGCTGTGAACTATTAATAAGTTATAACTAATAGTATGCTATAGGAGTAGCTCTATATAGAGACTACTTCTATAGCTTATAGTATATTTATATTTTTAGATATAAGGAGGTAGTAGATATGAACTTTGAACAAGTAATATTTATAGATAAGATACAAGATGATATAGTATATAAGTTTATAGGTAGTAGTAATAGTTATTTTATAACTAAAATAACAGAACCTATACTTAACTCTATAGTAGATAATAGAGATAGTGAATATGAACTAATAGGTAATAGTTTAGATATACAAGATACTATATTAAAAATTACTACTAGTAATAGTAAGCTTATTAAGATAGCTAACTTAGATAGTAGTAAAGAACTATGCTATATAGATACTAAAGATGGTATAGTAGGTGTAGTAAGTATAGAAGAGTACAATGATTATATTAGAGCTAATAAGTATGAAAAGGTAGCTGGTATATTAGTACTAAACCATAACAACTTAAGTAACTACTTTAAGAAACTAGGTAACATATATAGCATAGAGTTACCTAATGTAGGAACTAGTAGCAGTCTATCAGATGCTATGTTTCCTTATAAGATAGTAGCTGAATGATATAAACAAAATAAGAGTAGTAGTACTGTTTACACAGTACTACTACTCTATAGTAACCTTTTTTTATTTTATAAGTCCATCTAGCTGCTCTAACGTAGGAAAATTACACATTTTAGACATGTACTGTACAGAGTTAGTTTTATTTATAAGGAGGTTGATGTTCTCTAGTTTGACTTCTGTTTCAAAATCTAAACCGTCTACATCTAAGAGTTCTCTTATAGTACAATTACGGGATACATTTGCCGCATTCGAGACAGAAGGGTACGCGCTCACCGACGGATTTTAACGGATTTTAAGGAGTTTCTTTCGAAAAAACCATAGACTATATCTTATTCTACACATATGTAGAATCCTTCCATTTCTCCAAAAATAGGATAAGCCAATACGTTCTAATACTGGTCTTACTAGTCGTTGAACATTCCTATAGCTATACTATAGGCTTCGCTGCTGATTGTCCATTGTTTTATACTTAAGATTGTTACTCTATGCGAGTACTTAAGTCTTTAGGAGTTTCCAGCAATTAGAAAGGTATTTTACTACTAATCGCTTAGTAGGCAGACTCAATAGCGCATTAGTTAATCTGCGTCAAAAACATATTCTTTAATCATCTGGTCATGATCATTTTCGTAAAAATCTCCAACATGATTCACGCCAGATGGATAGATCTGGTCTATCTCTAACATTACTCTACTACTGTTATCTTATATTACTATAAGTGTCGGACTATATCTTATATTATACTACTATAATATCTTCCCATTTCCCCATTTAAGGTATGCTATAGCGCTCTAACTATAGTCTTACTAGTCTCTGAACCTTCTTGACCTATAGTCAAACTTGGCTGCTGATTGTCCTTACTATAAGGATTTCCAGCAATTAAAGAAGTTTATACTGAACAGCAACGTGTATCCAGTTCCCTAGTGACTGTACTGCAGACTCATCGTCTTCATCATCGTCTTTAGTTATAGCAGATCTGCATGACATAACATGACCATGCTCTAAGTTAAAGAAAAACATATTCGTAATGATCTTCTTAGGACCACTATTAAATATACTATAGTCTGCTATACCAGATAAAGCTCTTATCTTAATCTTCAGATCCTGTATCTCGTTATCTAATGTTATCATAGCTAGTGTGTCCCACTGGTTATATATAACATATTCAAACGGTTTATTAGCTACCATATACTGGTGCCACTCTAAGTTCGTTAAGTTCTTAGTATTAGGATCGTCAAAATGTAGTTTCTTAAACTTACTACCTAAGTTAGTCTCTATGATAGCATTAAGAGAATAACCACCTGGATTAAGAGCTTGACCTGATCTTACAAAGTTATAAGCTGACATAGCATCTATAAGAAAGAATGTAGCTGGTACTTCTACTGTATGCCATTGCTCTTGTGGAGCCATAGGTTTAACTTTACCAGAAGCAGTTACTTTCTGCGTTGTACCAGATTTCCATTTGAAGTACTTATAGTTATCAGGTAGTCTAGGATCTGAAAATACTTCAGCTGGATCTACATCATACTGTTTAAGTCTATCTACTATATAAGGTATATCAAAACTTATATTCCATATAGCTAAGAAGTCTGGTTGCCACTCATGTACTTTATTAATAGCATCTCTTATTACATCAAGCTCTGTTTTACATATCTTATATTCTAACTTGATAGTCTTAGCTACTTCTCTATCTGGAAAGTTCTTTCTAGCCATATCTTCTAATATCTTAGTTACATCTACTGTATGTGGTAGAAATGATTCTAATATAGTAGTAAATATTCTATCTTCCATACAGACTGATATAAGTATAATTTCATCTGTAAGAGTATTAGTCTCAATATCTAATGCACATACTATATTAGGAGAACTGTAATTAGGATACTTCTTAGTATACTTATACATTATTTCATCTGCAGCTCTTATATCAGTACCATATAGATATGGATCATTAGCTATATCTCTCATAGCCTTACAACCTACATACTTAGAACCTAATTTAGAAGCTGCTACTCTAGGTAACTCTGATTGAGTACAAGTATACCTATTTAACTTACTTATATCTTCAGTTTCTTTCTTCTGTTTATGATTTTTATTAAACTCTTTAGTAACCCAAAATGAACGTTTATAGTTAGGCATAGGTCTTAAGTTACGTACTGAAGAACCATCTTCAAACGTTACTACCTCTTTTACATAGTGCATGTCTTTTCTATCTATACGATCATCTTCAGGAACATAAGATACAAACTTACATTCTCTACCTACTATAGCACCTCTATCAGTAGGTAGTTTATTAAGTTCTTTAGTTACTTCATATTCCACTTATTACTCCTTTCTATACTTATCTAGTAATAGCTAGCTCTATTTATAAAAATTCTTGATTTTCTAGCTAGGAAATACATTATAAACATAAGGAGAATTATGTTACAATATGAAATTCTACAAGATGGTGCTAAACTAGACGAAGCTATAAAAGCTGAGAATGTAGTATTACCACTATCTAAGTTAGCAGGGTTAAAATTTAACGAAGATGGTAGTTTATTACTAGAACAACCAGTATTAGATAATAAACTATCTAATATTATATTCGTTAAAGAGCAATACCCTAAAGACTATAACGAGAAGACATTACTATATAACATAATATTAAAACCTATAACTGTAGATAAAGAAGTTATAAGCTTTAAAGTTAAAATAGTAGAGTCTAAGGAATATGGAGAAGTTATTACTTCTACTATAATAGATACTGAAGTATACTATAAGTCTAATAAAGATGAATTCTATATAGACTTTACTGGTTTAGTATGCTATAGAGTTAATAATGACGATGTAGAGAATGAAGCTGAAGTACTAGATGACGTACAAGAGCTTTATAGGGATCCGAGAGTAGTTGCTTACCATAGTAAGTCTGAAAAGAACATACCTGGTTGGGAAACTGTATTAGCGCACTTTGGTATAGAAGAAGAACAATCTGTTCCAGTAGTACCTGGTAAACTAGAAGAAGAACCAATTAAAGAGCTAGTAAGTGACCCTGAGAAAGCACAACCAGTGCAACCAGAAACTAAGGTAGTAAATAAAGTAGAAGCTAAAGAAGAACCTAAGAAGAAATTTAAGTTACTACCTATAGCTTGTATAGTTCTATTTGTTATTATAGTAGCTGGTATAGTAGTGTATGAATATTATAATTAAAAAAGATATAGAGTAAGAGTACAGTTAGTACCCTTACTCTATTTTAATATCTAGAATGCATATTTCTTTACATTACCTATACGTTTAATCCTAGCTTCGTCAGTAACTTTACTTAATAGATCTTGTAAGTTGAAAGCTACTATAGACTCTTCGTCTAGAGTATCGTATAGAGATTTAGCTTTAGTAGCTAATTGTTGTTTTATATATGGATCTTCACATTTCTTCATGCGGTCTAAGTATACTTCTAAAGCATCTTTAATACGTTGTTGCTTAATACGCTTATATTCTTCTACTGGACCACCATTTTCATCGCTTATAGCTATCTTAACAGATGATAGTACTTTAGATGTATCTATACCATAGGATTCTAGGTTTTTACCTTGTGTTAGTAGGTAATAAGGCAAGAGGTGAGCTATACATAAATCGTCATGTCCACCATTAGGATGGTCTATACGACCATTCTTTATAACAAGAGACTCTAGCTCTGTAATAAGTTCATTATCCCTTACTAAGTGTGCTGTATATTTAATAGAACTATTAAACACAGTACCATATAGGTTATCTCTAGAGTTTTTACCTACTCCAGCTGTTCTATAGCCAAATTCTCTTCTATACTTATTATAAATATCAGATAGACCAAATCCTCTACTTATATTATCCCATAGCTTAGCATACTCTTTATTAGTATCTCTTTCATCCGCTATATAGTTAAATATTCTAGTAAATGGATTTAAACCTTTACTAATAAAGATTTGAGCTACAGTATCTATTATAGCTACTCCAGTAGATTTAGCTTCTGGAATGAATGTCATATTAGGATACTTTATAAGTAAGTTAGCTATAAAGTTAGATAGTGTAAGTACGTTAGTTTCGTTTATAATAGCAGTACATAGTACTTCTCCAGTAGATATGTCTCTACCACATAGCGCAGTATAGTCATTACCTATCATTTCAGAACTATCCATACCTAGTACTACTTGTCTACCTGGTAACCCATTAAGTACCTCATCCTCTTCTACATACCAGTTCATAACGTAACCTTCTGTAGATATGTCTACATACTTCTTAGACATAAGAGAATCTCTTAGTCTTATTAGATTCTCTTTAGAAATAGGAGAAGCTGCCGAACCTTGCGACCATTTATTAAGAAAGTCAGCTTCAGCTCTATCTCCAGTAGCATTTGCTTCTAATATTCTCTCTTTTAACCATTCATCTGTTTTACCTAGTTGTCTATGGTTATACTCTATAAGTACTGATAAGTTACCACGTCTAGTATTTTTACGTATAGTATCGTTAAGTTCATCTTGATTAGGTAAGTCTAAGAACTTTTCAGTCCACCTAGCACAACCATCGTAGATCCATTTAGCATAGGCACCTTCTTCGGTATTAATATAACCTGGTGTTGTAGTATAGGTATTGTAATAATGGGAACCAGAGTTCTTAGCATTCTCTCTAGCAGCACCAGTAGCAGCTAGAGCTGTCTCTAGAGATTCTTTTACATGTGGTATAAAGGCTAACTCATCTACTTGTAATATAGCAACTGTAAGACCACGACCTACCTTCATAGCTCCTGCTAATGTATTCTGTCCAACTACAGTATCTAATCTATTCTTAAGAGAGTTTATAGTAATATTCTCTGTATTGTTACTATCTGATTTATCTCTAGTATTAATATACCACGGTAGTAGATCGAATATGGATTTAAGTCTCTCTATATTCGATACACGTAGACCATTATCCTTAGTAAATAATACCATCTTAATGTTAGTACCACCTGCTATAAGCATATAGGTATTACAACTATCAGCAACAACTGATTTACCAGTTTGTCTAGGCATGATAATCATAGTAGTCAAGTGGTTAAAACAACACCATAAGTAAGCTATGTTAGCTCTATTAGCTATAAAAGATATACCTGCTAGTGTACCAGAAGTAGGTATCCTTATAATCTCTCTAAAGAAATACCATGGGTTTTCAGATACTTCAGTAACTATAGCATACCTTTGATCTGTAGTAAGGTTAGGATCGAATGGATCTACACCTTGTAAATCTGGGTTATGTAGTGCTAGTAGAAAAGCATGATTCTCTACTCCCATAGCTTTATAAATCTGAGCTACACGTATAAAACTTTTATTAGTAGTTTTAGTATCCACTATGGCTTTGGGATACCTATTCCAATCTGATAATCTTAATATCATAGTTATATTCCTTATAATTAGTCATCAGTTCAACTTAGAGTCTGTTTTATTATAGAATAGCTCTATAGACTGATTTAAAATTTAATTTAAAAGGATTTTACGTATGTTGGTAAAAGAAGACTTAGAGAGAGTAAACAAGTTTACTAAAAGATTTAAGAGTTGGAATAAGATAATCTATATATGTTATCCTGGTCTTATAACAGAAGATCTTAAGAGTATGATAAGAGCTTCTTATCATAGAGAAGATCTTACTATAGATGCTTTCACACCTAGAGACTTTCCAGAGCTCTATATAAGAGATAAAGAAGATAACGAATATATTATACGTGGTTATCAACAACAGTACTATAAAGCTATAGATCTTAACTTATTAGTATCTAATGCTGAAGTAATACTAGTAGAGTGGATACCTGGCTTACAAGAGCATATTTATAGTAATAACTATAAAGGTACTAAGATAATACAGGTTATGCCTAAACCTAAAGCAGGTGCTTTCTATATGCATTACTTATTAGAACATAAAGCATATGATGCTATTAATATGGTAGCTGAAAACTATGATAAGTGGCATAAGTCTATGCGAGATGAGATAGACATAAGAGATAAAGTTCATAACGAAGAGTATGAACGACTCTATGTAGATTTAAATAGAAGTACTACAGAATGAAAAAAGATATAAACTATTTAGTATTAACAGATATACACTTAGGACATCCTAGAAACCATACTGATAATATTATATTTAACTTAGAAAGATTCTTTATAACCTATCATAAAGATCTAATAAAACTAGATATACTATTTATAGCAGGTGATATATTCGATAGACTACTATCTAGTAGATCTATAGAGTATAGGCACATTATGACATGGCTATCTAATACACTATTATGGTGTAGAGATAATAGTATTAAACTAAGGATACTATATGGTACACCTAGCCATGATAATGATCAGGTAGCTAGTTTTACAGATGTAGCTAGTAAACTAGCTCCAGATGCTGACTATAAGTATATAAATACTTTATATATAGAGCATATGGTAGATCTTGATATAAATATACTATATGTACCAGATGAGTTTAGGCATAAAGCTTCTGATACCTATTTAGAAGTAGGTAAATTACTTAAAGAGAATAAACTAGCAGAAGTAGATATAGCTATAATGCATGGTTGTTTTAGCTACCAGATGCCTATACTTAAAGATATGGATTTTGTACATAAAGAATCAGATTACTTAGATATAGTAAAGCACTATATAGCTATAGGCCATATACATACATCGTCTGTATATGAACGTATAGTAGCTCCAGGTAGTTTCGATAGGTTAGCACATGGTGAAGAAGAGAAGAAAGGTGCTATATTATTCCATTTAGGTAAAGATGGTAATGATAGCTTTAAATTCCTAGAGAATAGTAAAGCATTACCATTTCTTACATATAGCTATAGTAATGAAACTGAAACAGAGATACTTAAAGATCTTAAGAAGAAAGTAGCTAGGTTACCTAATGGTTCTAATATAAGAGTAGAGTTAAGGAATGATACTGAATTACTTAAAAATCTAAAGTCTATAGCAGATCTATATCCTAACTTAGTATTTAAGTTTAAAACTAATACTGAAGTTATTAAAAAGATAGATATACTAGAGACTGTAGAGAATAAAGCTTTTGCTATAACTAAAGATAATATAGTAAAGCTTATGGAAGATGAGTTAGAGTTAAATAAAGAAGAAAAAGAAATTTTTAATAAGGAGTTAGAAGATGCAATTTCAAGTCTTTAACATGAACGTCTATAAGTTGATAGCTATTATGGTATTTATAATAGCATCTATTTTAACAATGATTAGTATAGTAGTATGCTGGGATGGTATCAACTCTACGATTAGTTTCGATAGAGCTGTTTCAGCATTGATCAAATGTTCAATATTTATAGGAGCTATATGGGTAATAGCACTAAGTATAGTATGCATAGCAGGGTACTACGATAATGTATGTAAACTAAATAAATCTACTAAAGAACTAGAGAATGAGATAGTAGAGATAAAGAAGCTTATAGATAACAAGCCTAGTTTAAAAGATTATAGTAAATATATAGAAGGTGTACTAAATAATGTTAGTAAGGATGATAGACCTACTGATGTTGATGAAAATACAGCTACTAAAGTTAATATAGATACTAATAACAGCAAGTAGGTATAAGTTATTAGATCTAGTAATAGCACTTTGACACCTGGATTATATTAGGTGTCAAAGTTACTGAAAAACAGTTATATATTATATATATAGAAGTAAGATTAGGAGTATTTCCTAATCTTACTTCTATATTAAACCAAAGGAGCTACATGTATAATAAAGATAATGTTATACTATTAGTTAACAAGGTTAAAAATAAAGCAGTAGCTAGAAATCAACTAGCTACTGCTCAGGTGCTTAATAAAGTTCAGGCTGAGGTCAGAAACTTAGACACTAGAACTTATCAAGCTAAAATTTATCTATCGAATGTAGTACCTAAAATACATTCATTAGATAATGACCTGAACTATTTATAGTCAGAGTTGCAGTAAGCTTTAAAGCTTACTGCTTATATATAAATGCTAAAATAAATTAACGTAAGGAGCATAAAATGCAAAGTACAGAGTTTTTCTTAAATGGATACAGAGTAAATGGTGGAGATGTGTTAAGCTTCTCAATTACTAACAAGATGGCTATGGAAGCTATCGAGTTACAAAAGAGTCTAAATGATAAAGATATGATCGCTAGGATACAAGTAGAGGATCATACTTGGTTTATACTAGTAGATTCTATCACCACTTCCCCTATTGAAGATCTTAGCGCAATAGAAGAAGAGGATGAAGTAGTTGAGATAATAGTAGGTAATAGAGATGATTACTTACCGGGTTGGAACAGTCTAGTAGAAGCTAGAATTAAAGAACAAGAAAAAAGGGATGCCGTCCGTGGTGTATGGGACAGAATAAACTTAGAAATGGATGTTGTACCGTATCTAAGAGGTTACTTCCATACGGATGATATGACAACTACAAGTGGTAAGAGGGTTTCTGGTCGACCATTTATTAGATATAGATTAAACGTAGTAGGCGATTTTGTATTTACATATACAAGCACATTTGTAGAGACTGAGTTTCTAGTAAACCCAGAGTACCACGACTTTAGTAAACTTTCTAGCATACTAGAGAGTTGGGCTGCGGTTGAAAATTTGCAGTATAATCTAGAGGAGGCTAATAAACGTTTAGCACCATGCGGTGCACGTTTATATGGCTCATATGGTATACTAGACAATACATTAAGACTAAAAGTAGAAGACACACAGTATGGTACTGATTGTGGCTTTGAAAATAGAATCTTTGTAAAATACGGTAACAAAGTAGACACTTATATTTGTAACCGTCTACTAAACCTAAGTGGTCTAGAAGAGATAATAACTAGTCTAGCTGAAAAGCTAAATACTAACATACCTCCTCTGGTAGAGGTACTTAAATAACAACTATAGAGAGATCCTGTATAGGATCTCTCTACAGCATAACTTTATTTTTTTATATTAACTTATCTAGTTTCTGTAGTATTGCTTTATGTACTGTAACACCAGCATCTAGTAATCTTACTATAGCTCCTATATTAGTTACTATAGCAGCTGAGTCTTGTAATAGTGGACCCATCTCTTTAGCTCTTACTGTACTTATAGTAAAGTCTTTAGATTGCACTCTATTATAAAGTTCTTTAGCTCTGGCTGCTAATGATTCTGCTTTATTAAAGACTTGTTGTACATTCTCTAGCTCTTTAGCTACTATCATATCTTTAAAGCTATTATGTATAACCTCTACAGAGCTAAAGTTAGGTATTACATCTTTAAGCTCTCTATTATCCATAAGTGTTCTACCATCTATAACATCTGTAAGATATTTAGTAGTACTATCTTTATAGCTACTTAGTTTACTTAATAGTTCTTTATTAGGTATTACAGAAGTAGCATACTCTTCATCCCCTAATAGTTTAGCTAAGAATGTATCTGCTTCTTCTAGGTATGGTAAACCATTATCGTATATACCAGATACATTTGATTTTAATCCAGTTACTAGTGTATATAGATCTGATTTAACACCAGGTATCCAAGGTACTATAATACTAGATACAGCATCATATTTATCTTGTTTACTACCTATAGTCTTTACTAGTTTATCATAACTTTGTAAATCTTTATATAGTTTACTAGACTCTTTAGAGATCTCTCTAGTATCATTTTTACTATTAAGACCAAACACACCTCTGATAGCATCTATTTTCTTCTTAAAGAAGTTAGAAGCATCTACTAGAAAGCTACCAAAACCTTCTTGATTAGCTGTTAGTTGCTCTATAGCATATTTCATATCAGGGGTTAACTCTTTAGATATTTTATATGTTTTATAAATATTTTTCATCAGAGGTTCCTTATCTAATGTATGTTGAAAATCAGGTATCTAAGCTATCTTAGGTAGGATACTTTTTATAAAAACTTAATAAACATTGAATATAAAATTTGATATGCTAAAGGAGTTTAATAAAATCATTATGGCTGGAATGTTTAATTTTGCTATGGATAATAGAGCTAAACCAAAAATATATATACCAGTAGGTTGTCTAATGGATATACCAACAGCTTCTATCATAACAGGAGCTAAAGGTGAGACACTCTATAATGGTGGATTAGGACAAGTAGTTGGTGTAGTAGGTGCTGGTAATAACTTTAAAAGTACTCTTATACACTATATGACTCTATCAGCTGCTAGTAAGATAGCAGAAGCTACTAAAACTTATATATTAACTTATGATACTGAAGTTAATATAAGCTTCGATAGACTAGAGCACTTTGCAGCTCAATTTCCTTCTCTAGGAGAAGGTACTATACAAGGTAATGATCCTATATGGACCATTATGGATAAATCTTCTTTACCTGCTAATGAATGGGGAGATAAACTATTCGAGTATATGGAAGAGAAACAAAAAGATAAGAAAGACTATGTTACTATAGAGTGTATATTAGATCCTTATACACATAAGCCTATGTCTATACCTAGACCTACATTTGTAGAGATAGATAGTTTTACAGAGTTTGAAGCTGCTTCAGTTGCTGAGATGCTATCTGGAGATTTAGATTCTAAAGATACTAATACTTACGCTATGAAACAAGGTAACTTTAAAACTAAGTTCTTAAGTCAGTTACCAGGTAGATGCCCTGCGTCTAGTACCTATATTACACTAACAGCTCATACTGGAGATAAGGTTAATATGGGCATGCAACCTTGGGAAGAACCTTCTAAGAAATTACAGTTTCTTAAGACAGGCGATAGTATTAAATCAGTAGGTAGTAAGTTTAGTTTTCTTACTAACATAGCTTATCAAGCACATACTGGTAGTCTCTTCTATAACCAAGGTACTAAAGGTCCAGAGTATCCTAAAGACCCTAATGATATTACTAAAGCAGATCTTAATAAAGTTACATTAACTACACTAAGATCTAAATCAGGTCCATCTGGCGGTAATATAGAAGTACTTATTTCACAATCTGAAGGTGTACTACCTTCATTAACAGAGTTTCACTTCTTAAGACAGAATAAATCAGGTACACCTGGATTCGGTATAACTGGTTCTGATAGAAGCTATGCTTTAGATATATATCCAGAAGTATCGTTATCTAGAACTACTGTAAGATCTAAATTAGATACTGATCCTAAACTTAGAAGAGCTGTTAATATAACAGCTGAGTTATTACAACTAGCTACATACCATAGAATGGTTATAGAGAGTGGACTTATGTGTACTCCAGCTGAACTCTATGAAGATATTAAGAAACTAGGTTATGATTGGAATATCCTATTAGATACTAGAGGATATTGGACACTTAACCAATATTCACATCCAGTACCATATCTTAATACTGTAGATCTTTTAAAAATGAGAAAAGAGTTATATAGACCATGGTGGTATGATGCTAGAGTGAAAGAGTTATCTAAGACTAGTGAGAATACTAATACTAAGAAAAAGGAGAAGTAACTTATGAATCAGTATGATGTAGAGTTTAAGAATACTTTAACGTATGAAACTATGACGCATACTGTGGAAACTGACAATATACCAGATGCTTGTAATATTGCTACTAAGCGTCTTAAGAAAACCGAAAGAAATAAATACACTATAACTAAAGTGGAGTTAATAGATAAGTTCGTTATACTATGCACTCCACTCTTTAAGACTAAGGATCTGCTATGCTAGAAAATAACATATCCACTTCAGCTGCTAATATAGTAACCGATGTAGCAGATGTTGAGATAGAACATAAAGAACCTGTGAATTGGTTCAAAAGGCAAGATAACGATATAGACTTAGTAACACATGTTGCTAAGATAATAGAAACTAGAGTATCTACAGAAGCTAAAGATTACTTTCTAAGGAATCCTATAGTAGCATTGTGTACTAATACACATTCTCTAGTACAACGTGTAAATCTTAATAGATTCTTTATACAGATACTATTAAGAGCTAGAAGCTATTTAGAGCTAGAGAATGTTGAAATGGTATTCTCTGCTATAGATATGTCTGGTAAACATGATAAATGGATAGAGAAGATAGAAGAGGTTGTAGTACCTTACTTAGCTGCTAATAAAGTGTTTGAACTATTCTTAGAGGCAGAGAAGGAAGCTAAAGCTACTCTAGTAGAAAGTAAATAGAGTTTAATATAACTGATCTTTTTGTAAACGCACATTGGCTAGACTTGAAATATAGTCTAGCCGATCCTTTTTTATCTATGCAGTATATCAAGATCGATGATTTTTTCTAATAAGAGAGTAAAGGTAACACTAGATATGAATACTAAACGTAAAGCTGTACAAGATTATATAATAAAGTATGTAGGTGCTATAGTAGCTGGTAATGAGAATACTAAACTATATCAAGATCTATTCGATAGAATGACAGATGAAGAGTTTGATAGGTTTATGGTAGGTATGAAAGAAGGTAAGATACATATATCTATAGTAGTACCTAATGATGGTAAAACTAGAGTATCTGTAGAGAATAACTTTAGAGTAGCTAAACAGTTAGGACATGAGTTCTTTCAAAGAGTTAAGGTAACTAACCACCCAGACTATCCAGATCACATGTTACCTATAAAAGCTCTAACTATGATACTACCTATAAGAAGAGCGCAACAACTATTATCTAAAAAGATAAGTATACCAGAACACAGTATGACTACAGATGTACTAACTGGTCAAGTTGCTGGTAAATCTAGATCTAGTAAACTAACCTATCCAGAGCAACAGATGCTTATAGCTATGGATATGAAAGATACTGCTACTGAGATGGTTAGAATACGTGGTGGTGATCTTAAAGCACAATCTGAGTATGTAAGACAGTTAGCTAATAATGGTGAAGTATCCCAAAAAGATATACTAGATGTAGCTAACTTAGTTAGTAATGGTGGAGTAGTGTCTACTAGGACACTTAAGTATTACTTACAAGGTATGCATATTAAAAATACACTATAAACTATTAAGAAGAGTAAGAGAGTATAAACTCTCTTACTCTTCTATATTTAAGAATTTTAACCAAGGATAGTCTGTACCATATTTAGATAGTATCTCTTCTTTAGCTGGTGTAGTAGATATACCAGTTACTAGGTTATTACCTACATTAACTAATTCTAATTTACCTATCTCCCAGTATCCTAAGTAATCTTTTACTTTATCTAATAGTTCTTGATAAGTAGCAGATGGAGTTAACATTAGTTTATTAAACTCTGGTGCTAGTTCATATCTAGGTATATTACCAATATCAGTATGCTCACCTAGCTCTGCTTTAAACTCTTCATAACTATAGCTCCTATCAAATACTCCATAGTTAACGCATGGTCTATCATAGTCTCTATCTACTTCTACTATAACTAACTTATTAGCTTCAGATTCATCTGTAGATTCTATCATATCTATATAGAGTATAGGACAGTTAGCTAATATAGCTAAACTCTCTTTATTGTTACCTAACCTAGGGTATTCATAGTTAGTAAACCTAATATCAGATTGTAACTTATAGTACCTATGGTTAATCATTAACCATTTATATTGGTTACTAACAGTATCTGTATCCTTATAAGCTAATATCTTAACTAAATGATCACGTAGTGTAAATCGTTTATGATAAGGTATATTAGTCTCTAAGAATGATCTAGAGTTAAATATATAGAGTTTATAGTTATCTCTTATCCAGTGTGATAAGCGTAGTATACGTTTATCATTAGCTTTAACACCAGATGGTGAAGCATAATGTCTTAAGAAATAACCTAATATACTATTCATAGTTTCAGTTTCATTTAGAGTAGGTTGGCCGCCACTAAGACCAGTTAAACTAGATTCTACTCTACTACCTGCAGAGTGCTTATAGTTTGGTTTAGCAGATGCATTAGGCTCTATAGGATAGAAACCGTCTTCTAAGCTAGTAGTAGCTCGTATACTACCTGGTAACTGTAAGTTATCTTTTAAGTTAGCATATACAGTTATTACTTTATCTTTAGATACTTTAGAAGGTAGTACTACAGTTTTACCATGTACTACATTAGGTACTGTTTTAACTACAGGACACATAGCTACCTGATCAAATGTTATCTTATTAGACTCTGGTATACTAGTACAATCATAAACATCCATATTACCATCAGTATCTATAAGACCTAAGTACATAAGAGATGAAAACGTATTACCTTTCTTAGTAGTAACTACATAAGGTAACATAGCTAAACCTATAGCATCTTCTCTACCTATAGGGTCTATATCTAGTTTTCTGCCACGTGCTCCTATAAGTGCTCCAGATTTATTAGTAACTACTTCTGGTGCATTATTAGCAACTTCTTTATTAACATAAGTAAGTAGTTCATTAGGGTTATTTTTACCATTAGCAAATGCCATAAGTCCTATCTTAACATATTTAGTATTATATACAAAATCTGTTATATCCATTACCTTATACTTATTATTAAAATCATAAGTAGCTTCATTAGCAAAACTTATATGTTTCTCTAACATATCACCAGTAGCTTCTTCTACTAGTTTAAGTTTACCTTTAACCTCTTTAGTAGCTTCTACTCTATTTTCAGTCTCTGTAGCTTCTGTAGATAGCATATGCTCTACTTCTTCTATTGGAGTAAGATCTATACCTACAGTAGATAGAAAGTCTGTAGATTTAAAGTTAGCATCCCAGAATGATGGTAACGTGTTAAATCCATATGCAGTTACATTTTCTAACCATGGACCATCTTTTACTATAAGTTCTCCATAAGCTTTCTTATACTCTACTATAGCAGATTTAAGATTGATAGTATTACTATGTGGAGCTATAGAGCTATCTATAGAACCTCCATCTAGTTCTGTTATTTCATTCTCTAGAGCATCTAGTTCAGCTTGTTTAACAGTAAGCCAATCATTATACCATCTATAGTCATCTAGTCTGAATGATGGTATAGTTTCAAAGTCTGCAGAGTAACCATAAGTGTAACCATCTTTTCTTAATTCAGAATCTTTTATTACCATATGACCAGATATAGGTTTTAGTTTATTTATAACCATCTTAGCTCTAAGCTCTATAATATTAACATTAAGGTAATATGGGTTATCCCAAGCATAAGCTTTAAGTCTAGCTATATCATATTCTAAACCATCTAGCTCTAAACCATATGTTAGTACAAACCCATTCTTGGTAACTAATACTGTAGGGTTATTATAATAGACTGTAATATCGTCTATAACACCTGCAGATCCCATAGCCTGTAAGCTATAAGAAGTTAGTTTCTTAATGATCCTTCTATACTTGTCCATATTCTGTAATAATACATCTTCTTGATCTAACTCTACACCTGTAAAGGTTTTTATCATAGCTTTCATAGTAGCTACTATATCTGTATATTGGTTAATAGGAAATACTATGCCATTCTGTTTAAGTAATTGATCTATAGTGTACTCTTTACCATCATCACTTAGTGTAAAACTATCTGTTTTAGTAATACTACCGAATACTCTTTTAATAGCATCTGAAGTAAAGAAGTTCTGTACGTTACTAGCCATTACCCAAGCTATCTTACTAAGATCTATAGCATTATTAATAAAATCTTTAAATATATTTACAGTAGTAAATAACTCTGGTTCAGTAGGTAGATTCTCTTTAATAGCTTCTAGTACTGGTTTAGATACACCATCGTTTATTATAGCAGTATCTATTAGCTTCTGAAAGTTATCTTTATCAAAATCACATACTCTATTATAAGTAATTTTACTTATCTTAAGATCTAAGTTATTACTAGCATATAGCATAAGCTTAATAAGCATTAGTAAACCTATCTTAGGAGTTACTGTATAGATCTTATTTTCAGTATCTACATAATCAATTTCTGCATTACCAAAAGTAGTTTTATCTTGGTCTGTATATATGTTACCATCGTATTGTACTTTAAGCTTATAGAGTTTATCTTTATGTAGAGCATAAGCCCAATAGTCCATAACTAAAGAGAATAGATCTAATCCTGTTTTCTTAAGTAGGTTAGAACGATCTATATCTAATATCTTAGTCTTCTGTACTGCTAAGATATTCTTATCTGTTTCTTCTTTAGTAACTTTCTCTATATACTTTTGGAATACTGGAGGCATATTCTTATTTACATCATCTAGACCAGTAAGCTCTCTAGATGTCATACTGATTACAGACTCTTCAGCACCATTATTAGTAAGGTAATAGTTATTAAGTTGTTTAGTTACTAATGTAGCTGAATCTCTAACATAAGATGGATTAGAAACATCTGTTTTATTATCGTGGAACTTAGGATCTGGTCTATTTAACGTATATTCTCCAATACCTACATAGTTCATAGCGAATAATTTATTATAAACTTTCTTAAAAGTAGATTCTTTACCTACATTATGCATCATAGAGTCTAAGTTCTTATATAGCCAAAATAGAGATCTTTTATTAAGTATATTAACATCATCCCATAGGTCCATTCTAGATCTAAAGAAATGTTCTAAGTGGAAACTATGTACTTGAAAAGTACCTATCTTTTCTAATCTTAAATTAAATATCTTAGTATATATAGCAGCATATAGATAACCCATAAGAGAAGCTATATATAGTTCATCTACTATAGTATATGGTTTTACATGGTATCTAGATAACATAGACTTAATATACTTCTCTAACTCTTCTATTAAGTAATATTCGTTCTCTTCTACTAGATCTTTATTATAAGCTAGTATAGTACCTTCTTTAGCTTCTATAGCTCTATCTATATCTACTGGAAACATACAACCATGTATATAGCGTTGGTACTCTGGATAGGTGTTCATAAAGTTAGTATAGAACTTGTCCATTTTACATAGTTCTATCTTAGTCATAGGGTATCTATCTAATAGTTCTTTAGTAAGTACCTCTTCTCTCTCAGTTTCTATAACACGTATCTTAATAGGTTTATCTAGTGGATGCATTTTACCAGCTATATTAAGATAGTACTTCCAAGTTTTAATATTTGCTCTAGTTGGTTTATGCTTACCTGGATCGTAACCAATAGTATTTTCAACACCTATATTTACTACCATAGGAAGCTCGTTTACCTTAATTACAAGGCTATTCGTGAGCTGCCTGATGTTAGCCATATAGCGATCTATGGTATACATCTTGAAGCCTCCTTTTTGTTTTTTATTTACTCATTGTAGAAAGGATATAATTATGGCAGATGATAAATTAATACAACCAAATATTCCAAACATAATAAATACTGCCCCACAAGTAGCTGCTGCTTTAAGCAAGCTAAATACAGGGCAATCAGCCAACAGACGTCCTTACACAGCTTATAACCAAGAGGCTGTAGTAAGATCTATCGCTAATAAGATACGCAATAATGAATCTATACTTAAACTATTACCAGATCTAAAGATATGTATACAGATTATGACATCTAGTATTATAGATCCAAATAGCATGGTTACTAGTGGATTTAACTATCAAGCACCTAGTCTTAACTTAGCTACGTCTGTTAAGTCTAGTATAATCAATA